GTAATAGTCCGATGTGTATTGGGATAAAGATGTAAGTGCTGATTGGAAGGCTTGAATATCACTTGATATTTGACTGGTTATAGCCTTGCGTTTGTTTTGTCTATCAACATCATCTTTTGCTTCCTTGTCCTTAGCGTCCTTTTGTTTGTTTAAATAAAATTGGATTATTTCATCAATTTGTTTTTCAGTAAAACCAATAAGGTTAAGTTTCTTTGACGCAAAATCTTGGATTATCTTATTCCTTTGTTGTTCTATGTTTTTGGTTTCATCAACTACAATTTGTCCGCTTTTCTTTAATGCTTCGTCCAAGGCTTCCAAATTGTTTAATACTACAACTGGTAATGCTTTTGATTGTGCTTCAAATCCTTTTTCCCTTTCTTGTTGGATTTGGAATAAGAAGGTTCTTATTTGGTTTTCCTCAGCAACAATATTTTTGGTAGTGGTGTTTAACGCATCAACTTGTGCGTTTGATAAGTCGTTAATTAACTTTAATTGTTCCTCTGTATTTGATGTTTTTAATTGTAGTAATTTTTCCCCTTGTTCTTGGGTTAATTTCTTTTCAATAATTAAGTTATTTACAATTTCTTTTAATCTTAATGTGTTGAATTCACCATTAACAATAAAGTCTTTTTTGTATCCTTCAATTAAACCCGTTCTAATTTTCTCTTGAACGATTAAAAGTTTTTCTTCTTCTTGTGATAATTTGATGGTTGAATTTGTTATTTTAACAATCTCACCATTAATGTCTTTTTCAAATTGAATATCTCCCGTGGCAATACTGATGTTCTTGATTGATGTTAGGTATTCATTTAATAGTTCTGGTGTGAATACATCTTGGACATTTTGTGGTAATTCCTTAATAATCTTATTAAAGTCTTTGTATTGGTTGGTTAAAATAATCGCTGCGTTTAATGCTTCCTTAGTGATTAAACCCTCTTGAAATAGTTTTGAAGCATCATCATTAATTCTTTTAAGTATTTTATTAAATTCGTCTAATGGTTGTTTAATAGCGGCACTACCTAAATCTTTTCTAATGGTTTCAATAAATTTACCAAATATGTCTTCACCTTCAATTAAGGTGTTGGATAATACTTTATATTTACCATCAATAAATTCAACGCTAAGTCCTACCTTTTTAAATTGGTCTTCTAATGTTGGTGGAATTAAACCCGTAATAGATGATGTTAGTGCTTGTAAATCTTTTAATAGTTGGGGAGAACCAATATCTACTTTATTTGCTGATGCTAACTTTTGGAACACTGCTGTAATGTTTTCAATTGACTTAACCTCGGCATTTAATTCCTTTTCCAATTGAGCGTATAAAGCGATTTGTTGTTTCGTTGCTTGGTTATTCTCTGTTTTGGCAGCAGTATTGTCTTTTGTTTCCTTTGTGCCGGTTCCTATGATGTCGTTGTTTTGTTGGTTGAGTTTATTAACCCTATCTAAATCCGTGGCGTTAAGTTTGTCTAATTTGTTTTTCTCACCTTTTAATCTATTTTCCTCTGTAAGAGCACTATTGTATCTTGTTTGTAAAGATATTATGTTGGCACCCCCACCACCACCTGGTGTCATACTTGATGATGATTCGGCACTATTTAATTTTTCTTGTAGAGCAATTCTATTTTTCGTTGCTTCGGCAAGTTGGTCTTCAATATCCAAGATTTGTCCTGCTCGTTCCTCTAATCTACCTTGTAATGCTCGTGCTGTTGATTGTCTTATTATCGCAGCAGTCAAATCGTCAGTTTTGATTTTTACTTTACCACTTAATATATCCTCATCTTTTAAATCCTTGAAATAGGCAGGGAACTTTGCTCGTAAGTCATCAATAGCCTTTTGTCTGGTGTCGATGGATAATGTAGAATTGTTAATGGTGTTGATTAAAAGTTTTGTATCAACAATTTCTTTACCAGCATCTTTATTAACTTGTTGTTGAAATTCCTTTGATTTCTTTTTGGCGTCATCTGTTTTTGAACCGAATAAGGTTAGGGCAACACCCACGGCACCAATAACCGCTAATAGGGCTGTAAATGGATTCGCTAATACCGTTAAGTATAATCTTTGTAGTGATGCGGTTAAGGTATTCGTTGCTGCGGTTTCTCCCACCGTGGCTGTTGTCGTGGCAACGGCTGTCGCTGCTACAACACCCTCTGCGATTTCCCTACCAACCAACGCAAGGGTTAAGATGTTCTGTGCTTTGGCTGCGGCTTCACTGACCTTTTCTGTATCACTGCCGAATAGTTGAACTGCTGCTTGTGCTCCCGCAAAAGATGAAGTCACTGCTGAACCTATTTTTGCGAACTTTTCAAATTTCTCTTGAACCGTAAGTCCTTTGGCAGCCTTGTTTAATTGGATTAACTGGCTCTCTGCTTTTCTTATTTCGGCAGTAAGGACTTTAAAGTTTTGACTACCGATTTCTAATTCCTTTAAATCCTCTTTGGATTTTCTTAATTCATCTTCTAATTGTTTGATGTTGGTGATTACACCAATAAAACCATTCAGTTCTATTTTTAATCCTATTGTATTCGTTGCCATATTTGTTTTAACAATTAACTTGTATTATTCTGCCTTGATTATCTATTACTAAATATGTTGGTGCTCCAACTATATTTTGTTGTCTAACATAGTTTCCTATTGGTAGTGGTTCCATTACCATACCAACCTCTATCCATAATTCACTGAAATTACCAATAGTTCCATTTCCAAAGGTAGTCACTATTGTTATGCTTGGTGTTGTTCCATTACATACCTCCGCTTGTGTTGGTGATACGAAACAAGGTGTCTGGAACGCTGGTGTGAAGCCAGGGTATGGTTGGTTAGGTTCAATAAGATAATAAGGTGCTGGCGGGGTTATTTTGTAGTATGGAATATTCTGTTTGATTAAAGAAACATCAGTCATCTTTCTATTAACTAAATCTGCCCCATCAATTCTTTCAATTGTATAATAAGCGTCCTTAATAAAGATTTTATCATTTAATTTAATTTCGTTGAATTCAATAGGTTTGAAAAAGAATTTACCATTTAACCTTTTTGTTTCGGGGGAATAAGCATTATCAATAAAGGACTGCCAAAAAACATTATAGACATTAAATGGGGTGAATTGAGCGATTTGGTTATTGGTATTTCCAAAGAAGTCAAAGGTGGAACCAAAGTTTAAATCACTGATGATACTTGATACACCACTATCTAAAAATGATAAGTGGGATACTGCGGGATAAGTTGTTTGTTCTACTGGTGTTGAACCCGATGTTAAATACCAAGAACCTTGAACTCTTTTTAATGCGTCTTTATATGCGTATCTATTTCCAACCCAAAAGAATAAGTGGGGTATTGTCGCATAAGGTGTTTTTAATCCATTATTAAGATAGTAATATTCTGGAATAATAAAGTTGGGTGCTCCCTCCACACCATTTGTAGGACAAGCACCATAAGGGACTTCATATTCATTTCTTCCTGCCAAGATGGTATTTGGTGAAACATACCTATATCTTCCAAACACAAAATCATTAGTATCTGTAAATCTTTTGTTTAAAAATTCATAGTCGGTATATTTCCAAGTCCATATATTTTCCTTTGTTAAGTCAAATGATAATGGTTCAATTCTATATTCACTATTTAAATCTAATTTTTGTGTCCAATCCCTATCTATTCTACTGGCATTATCGTAATACCAAGTGTAAGGTTCTATCCTTATTTCTTTCGTAACTACATCTTGTATGATGATTAAGTTGAAAATAGATATAAGTGATTTAATATAATCAAAACAATTTATGTTTGGAATATTTAAAGAAAAATCTACTAAGTCGGTTCCTAATAACTTTGGTGAATTGTATAAGTCCCAACACGGAGCGAGTGTATAAACCCCCGATTGATTGTATGGTCCTATTCTTAAAAATTGGTCTGGTGTTCCACTGACAAAATCTATGTATAATCTAATGTATTCCCCCGTTAAACAAGAAGCGCTGAAAAAGATGTTAAATGGTATTGGGTCATAACTATCCATTTTGTAAATCCCCGTTTCATAGAAGGCAGTTTCAGTATCTAATGTATTTAAATCAAAACCTCTTCTGGCTTTTAATCTAAAACGAATATCCTTTGTCGCTTGAATTGGACTATCAACATTAAACCTCCAATTCCAAAAATAATCCCCTGCGTAAGGTATTTGGAAAAAGTTATTATCTGTATAAAGTTCTGTTGGTGGGTCAAAGTTATTTGATGATGCTGGTGAAGCCAACGTAAAATGTCGTAATGGGTCATAACCATCATTTCTAAATGTATCCCATATAAAAGGTCTTTCACCTGGAACGTTATAGGTAATAATGGTTTGGGGTCTTGTATAAACTTTAAAGATGTTTGATGGAGCAGAACCAGATGCTGGTGATATTCCATTTTTACCATTTAAAAATGTATCCATATAGATTGATTTGAAATAGTCAGTTTCAAAGAAGTCACTTTTAACCTCATAACTACTTAATCCAAATATTTTATCTACAATGGTTTTAACCTTTAATGCTGGTTTTAATAATTCAATTGGTAATGAATAACCTGGCTGGTCAAAGGAGCGTGGTTGGTCAAAACTATAATCCATAGAAGGGGTTGTTGATGTCCCTTGATAATCTAAACCATAGTTGATTAGTGGATATAAAACTGAACCACCGAATAAACCATCAACGTCATTATGTTTGGCATTCCAAGATTGAACTACATTATCATAATTTAACTCGTGTTGTAAATCTATCCAATTTAATTGTTGTAGTGTCACCTCCCTAATTTCTTGTGCGAAATCGGCGACTTCACCAAGAATATAAACCTCATAAACTCTTGCGTTTCCTGGTTGATTTTTAACTGCGTTCATACGCAGAATACCATTAAACAAATCTGTTCCCCTATATTGAACAACACAATTAACCTTATTTAATGGGTTAAAGTCAGTTCCATTTACCTCGTAGTAATGTTCAAATACATTATCATTATTGGCAGTTCCTGGAATATCTATTGTTTTTGAATAGGGTGTTCTCCTACTGGTTAAGTCAGTTAAATCGCTTTGTTGAATTACCAAAGTAATTGGTATATCCTCAAATAAATCTAAGCGTTCCCAATATCCATTTATATCAACAAGTAATGTAGTATCCATTATTTACCAAGTAATTTGATATTATTGGAATAAACGTATGATAATTCTAAATTATACATATATCTATTTCCCTCTATTTTCCTAACAAATTCAGTTGAAACGATATTGACTGGTGCTAAACCCCCATCGGTTTGTATTTCATAGACCTCGTTTGATGTATAAAGTTCTTCTAAATATTGGAATTCTGGTTGATTGATAAATCCCGAATTGACTACAACCGTAAGGTTCATATTAACATTTGAATCAGTTAATCCCCTTGAATATTGTTCGTAAGATGGTGATTGTGAAGCCCAATCTACGTTCCAAGTTTTAAATTGTTGTCTATCAATATTTATACCTTCGTTTCTTTCATACATAAAGGTAAAATAATCATAGTGTCCGTATCTGTTTAAAAACATTAATTGTAAATGTTGGGTTGATGAGCGTGAGCACATACCAACATTGAAGGTGAATACCTCCGATACTGGTGTAAATCCCGAACAATTACCTTCGGTATAAGTGGTTGGATTTGGTTGTGGAGTTAATGACATATATTTAATTTTTTAACAAGGACCAGCATAGGTTATTGATACATTAGGGTCGCTACATTGGAAGGTTCCAATACAACCACATAATAGTTCATCATAACCTGGTGTTAATGTAATAGTTATTGGTGTTCCATTACAGAAGGTATAGAATAAGACTGGTGAATTAACACCATTATTTATTACCTCATATTCACCACAAGTACAAGGGGTGCTTGATGGTGTTGGGGTTGGTGATGGCGGTGGTGTGAAACAAGAACCATTATCTACGATTGTTAATTCACATTCGCTAAATGGTTCAGTACAAGAACATACCTCCGTTGCTGTATTTCCTGGAAGGGAAAAGAATTGTGATTGACCCGTATTACAATTAACAATATAAACTTGACAAGAACCGCTGGTTTCATTCGTTACTAACCAAGTTTTACAATTACAAGATGGGGTTGATGTTGGGGTCGGCGTCGGTGTTGGCGTCTGTGATGTCGCTGATGGGGTAGGCGTTGGGGTCGGTGTTGGTTGTATTGGACTTGTTGAACCCGTAAATTTACCGAATAACTGAACTGAATATTGAGCGCAGTTTGAAGGGAAATTAGGAATATTCATTGGACCACACCCAACGTATAAAGTGTTGTAATCAGTTTCGGTTGGTGGGTTGATAAGATACATCGCTTGATAAACCTCGCTACAAGTTGTTCTTGGACCACCTCCGTTAGTTGTAAGGTTCTCGTATGTAGTTCCCGTGATGATACTACCTTGGTCGTCATAGAACGTATATTTGGCATAGTAAGGTTCGCTTAATAAATCCCCACCCATATAGTAATTTGTAAAACCTAATGTGTAGTATTCTGTTTCTCGTATCGCTCTTGTTCTTGGTGAATTGGTTAAGAATAAACCCGATGTTGTTGGATTAGTCGTGGTAGGGGAGCCTGATAAAACGAAGGGACTTATATTAAAGTTTTGTTCCGTAGCGTTTCCCTCCACCCCCATAGTTCCACGAAAGGTTTTGTATATTGGTGTTTGAAATGCTGGTGGTCCTATTGTATTTCCTAAACCAGTAAAACCAGTAATAGGTGCTACGGCACTTGAAGCATATTCATATCCAACGAATAGTTGATAATTTATTGTTTCGTCTAAGTAAGGTGCTGAAAATGGAAATGTTGTATGGGTATAAATTGGTGTTCCGTTCCAAGATGAAATTGGATTATTAAAACAATCTGTTTCTAATATTTGTTGTAAATCTAAAACAGCAACTCCCGAAGGGTTGGCTGATGCTTTACCTTGAAATGTATAAACACCATTTACGTATAAGTCATAAACATATCTAAATTTAAAAGTGTTTGTAGTATCTGCTGATACCGTAAAGAATAACCCGTTTGATAAAACTGGTTGGAATTGTTCGGGTGATTGTAATATTGTTAAACTCATCTTGCTATTTTAATTATGATTTTTTTCTCTTCTAAGTAATTGGTAAAATATTCCACTGCCCATTGTCCCAAGTAATCCTTGATTTTATCTTGTGCTTCTTCAAATCCTTTTTTGATAAATGGTGTTGGATATATTCCGTATTCCGCTATTGACCTACCCGCAAGGAATGCTCTTTGTTTTAAAGATAATTCTGGTGAATTCAATGCGGGTTTGGATTGAACCCAACTTAACATTGCTGATAAGGGTGGATATTTTCCTGGTTTCCTACCGAATTCAACGTATCTCCAATATGGGGCTGCTTCAACTACAATTCTAAAACTTCCTTCTTGTGAAGGTTCAAAATAAACATCAATAGAGTTGTATAAAGTTCCCGTATCTAATTTGTTTGAAATTGGTGTAGGGAATTTATTACTGACTGGTTTTTTTTGTCCGTTAAAACCTCTGGCAGGTCCAACAAGTTTTAACTGATTTTGTATTTCGTTCTTTAATAAAGTTGAAATTAAATCTTGTAGTTGTGTTTCATCCATAGTTTTAATCGTTAATAACATTTAATGTTAATGTTCCACTTGGACATAATGTGTTGTATAAAGATGTAGGCATTTCACATCTAATTCGTCCATCACCATTATCGTAGTAAGTTCCGTAATCAGTCCAACAATAACAAAATGATGGAGTATTACAACTTGGGGGTAATGGGTCTGGTGCTGGTGTGTTAAATAGATTAACCAAATCAATCATATTGTTTTGATTTTCAATGCTATAACAAGCCTCAACCGTAACTCCACTACATCTATATTGTATTGAATTATAGTTTGGTGTTCCAGTAAAGGTTAATACTTGTGAATAAACTGATGTTGTTGTTGGTTCATCGTAGTAATTACAATCGTTGATGTCTTCAAATACAACGATGTTAGTGTTTAAAGCAACACCTGCTACGTGGTCTCCAAATCTTTCAAAGAAGGGTATGGCTTGAACTGGCATTTCAATATCCATATTGTTATACATATCTGGATTTTCCCCGTTTAATCCCCTAAGGATTGATGATATAAACCTTTTGGATTGAAGGGACATATCACTAACGCAGTCTTTTTCATTTGAATAATCTGTGTTTAAAATATCTGCGAAAATTATACTAAGTTGGTATGTTGTTGTTCCTACATCATAAGATATTCCTTGTGGAACTACAAAGACAAATGGATACTTAACTACATTATTTTGTGTATCGGCGCTGATGGTTCTACCAAAGTCAATTAGGTTTCCATATCCGTATGAATTCATAATAGGTGATGACTGCTGCCAAGATTCTATGTAATCTAATATCTTATGAAATGTAATATATTCGTTCATTATAATTTGTTATTGTTTAATTTCTTTAATGCGTTTTGTTCTTGAATATTCTTATCTTTAATAAGTGATGCTGTATTCAATATTAAATATACTGGCATTTGTTCTATATGCTCCAATTTTGTTATATCTTCCTTCGCAATGAGGTATGATAAATTAAAATAGAAGCGAGCGGCACTTTGTTTTGGAGAAATTGGGGCATCATCGTCCAACCCTTCATTATCAATTGGTTCATCTTGTTCTTCCACTTCAAAGAATTGTTTATATCTGTGATGTATAACCTTGCGAGAAGCAAAAAAAAACCCGATACACCGAACCAATATTGAATTGGTAGTTCTTTAAATAGTTCTGCTCGTTCCCCTATCTCTGCTGATTTGTATGGAACTATATTGTATTTGGTTCCTTTGATGGTTGTTGTTGGTCTGTAAAGAATAGCCATAAGGTGATGGATATTATCTGTTATATTTTCTGCTGATAATATTTCAAAGTCCTGCCAAGCACCCCAAGCAAGTTTTTTCCAATCATTTTCTAACCCGTAGGTTATTCCTTGATATTCAAAGGTGTAAGTTAATTCCCCTTTTGGTTCCTCCAATAGTGTAGTTGATATGGTGTTTTCCACAAAATCTACTTGGTCTCTTGGCAGGTCTCTTAATTCGTTGTAAGGAACATCTAAATAAAGTGATAATATTTTAATGGGGTCTTTTTTTAATACCTCCAATTCCTTATTTATTGTTTGATATTTTCCTATGGTTAAATAGGGTTGTATTTCAATATCTCTGTTGTTTAATGTTATTATCATACTATCGTAAATTTCTTTGGTTTGTTGGATATGGTGCTCTCCAATACATATCTTATGCTGTCTATGGTATGGTTGTCCTTATCTTCTGGCACGTCAAGTAAAACTCCGTTCTTATCTGTTTTCCATTTGTAAGATTGGAATTCATATAAGATGTTTTTACTATCTTGTGTAATATAATTTTTATACCTTTTCATAAGGTCTATTCCGTGTAAGATGGTTTTTTTATTAACGGGTTTGGCGTTGAACCTTGCTCTTTTTATTTCTTCAATTGCGGAAGGTTGGGAACTATCACACCAAATAGTATCTGTCTTTTCTAAATGTAGTTGTTCTAACTTATAAATAAAATCTTGTATGGTTAAACCTTTGGCACAAATAAGTTCTTTGTAATAAAGTTCATCATCGTTTTGGAATACTGCTATTAAAGTTGTTGGGTCATTGTATCCAAAGTCAGCCCCGTATCCTAATAACTTAGCGTGGGGTGGTATGTATTCAATAGAACTCCATTTGTTGAATACAAGTGTTGTCGCAAGTCCTCGTTCCCCCAAGTTATAGATACGATAAAGGTTTTCATCTTTGTCTTTTAAACTTTCTAACTCTGCTATAATGTTTTTATCAACGAAGGGATTGTCCCTCCAAGTTGTTTTAAAGTAATAAGAATCTTCCCTTTGTTCTAAGTCATAAACCCAACAAGATAATTCACTCGGGTTTAAATCCAAGATGACTTTGTCTGTGGTTCTAAATATTAACTGGTTCCAATCCTCCAAGTTTAATTCGTTGGCCTCATTACAATAAAGAAAATCCCTTTTTGACCCTCTTAATTTTTGTGGTTCATCAACACTGAACCAGTTGATAATGTTTGTTCCTATTTCACAATACCTTCCACCTTTGTGCCATTTGGCATCATCATAAAGACCGAATAGTTCTAAGACCTCTTTTAAATCTTTTAAAACAGAGTTGGTCATAGCGGGTGATGTTTTACGAACTATGGATAAGGTTTTGTTTTCTTCTTGTAATAATCTGTATATCCAATAAATCAATATGTTATAGGTTTTTCCCGACCTTGAACCACCTTGTGCTACAACAATTCTTTTTTGTAGTTCATCACTTTTTAATAGTTCCTCAAATACTAATGTGGTTTTGATTGTCATATCAATACCCCCTTTTTTTACCTTTGGTCTTTAAATAAAATTGTATCGCTGATAAATCCCCCTTGTTGATTTGAACTAATAGTTGATTTTCTACATAGTCCAAAGATGTATCGTTAATTAAATCTATTCTCCTTTTGAATTCTTTATTGTCCAACCAAGAGTCGTAGGCTTCCCTATCGGTGTTGGTGTTTTGTAAGGCTTTTGATGTAATACCTAAATTTGTTTCCAAATGTTGTAAAAATAATTCTTGTTCTTCGTTAAGCATTTGTAATGTTTTTAATTGTTGTTAGTGCTTGTCCTACAATTTGGTTCATATCGTAGTATTGGTAAGTTCCCAACCTACCCCCAAATATGTATCGTGTATCCAATTCTGTTAGTGATTTGTATTGGTTGTATGTATTTGTATTTTCAGTGTCTCTAATGGGATAATAGGGTTCATTTTCTCCATTATAATCTTGTGGATACTCTGTTGAAATGTAAGTTTGTTTTTGATTAAGGGGCTCAAAGTGTTTGTGCTCAATTATCCTTGTGTAAGGTATGTCGTATTCGGTGTAATTAACCACAGCCGAACCCTGGTAATTTGGTGTATCCAATAATTCATTTTCCCATCTTAGGCTGCGATATTCCAATTTACCGAATAAGTAATTATAGAATAAATCTATTGGACCGGTGTAGATTAGTTTGTCTGTTATACTTTCCCAATATTCTTTATTGTTTAAAAAGTCAGTGTTTATTCTAACTTCAATATCTTTTAAAAGAACGTTGAATATTTCGGTGTATCCACCTTTTGGTATTCCTTGGTATTTGTCGTTAAAGTAATTGTTGTTGTATGTAAAACGAACTGGTAGTCGTTTGATGATTGAAGGGGGTAATTGACTACAAGGTTTCCCCCACTGCTTCTCCGTATAACCTTTGATTAGGGTTTCATAAACATCTTTACCCACCAAGGATAATGCTTGTTGTTCCAAGTTGGTTATTTTACCTTTGTATTTTTGTTCCTCTATTTTTTGTTCTGCTTCGCAAGGTTTAATTACACCCCATAGTTTATGAAATGTATTCATATTAAATGGTAGGGGATATAGTTTATCTTTGTATTGAGCGTTGGGTGAATACTGGTATTGGTTAAACTCCACAAGTGAATTCATATAGTCCCACTGCTGTTTGTCGTTGGTATGGAATATATGGGGTCCGTATTTATGAACGTTAATTCCTTCTATGTTTTCGGTATAACAATTACCTCCAATATGGTTTCGTTTCTCCAAGACAAGAACTTTATACCCAAGTTTGTTTAACTCATAAGCACAGATTGAACCATATAAGCCAGCCCCAATTATTATGTAGTCATATTTTTTACTCATACTTTGCGTGTTTTCCCGATACTACTTTTGGAATCATACGACCCCAATTACAAATGTGGTGATACCTTCCGTGACGGATTGTAAGTTTTACATTCTTGGG